CACCATTTGGATTGTCATCGATTTCCTGGTCATTGAAGATGATTGCTTTCTGATCGGTTTTATCCTTGAATGAATGGATGAGGTATCCAAGTGTTGACTCAAGGGAAAGGATTCTCTCCTCATCATCCGCTGATACCTTGGATACGAAATCTTGAAAGTCATTGGTTGAATCCTTGATGAATGTGAAATCACGAGGGATGATTTGATTCTCCCATATGTATCCATCCACATCGATGTAACTCATGACCTTGACATCCTTGGATGATACCTTCACCACTCCATTCTTGAATGGGATATATGATGTATCTTTTGTATCTTGAAGCATATGGATATCAATCGAGTCAATCATGTTGAGGTGATTCTCATTGAATAAATACGGTGATCGTGAGCAATAGTTCCATACCGCCACCTCATTCTTGTCAAGTAGGTAGTTGAGTACATAGTCTTTGATTTGTTCCGTTGAGCTCAATCGGACCTTATTCTCTTTCACTCGGACAAATGTCGGTCTTTCCGCATTTTCCGGATAGTATTTGTTGAATCCACTTTTGACCAAGAATTCGGAGTATTTAATCGGCTCGATTTGGATTCCTTTCTTTGAGTCAACCATCCAAAACACATCATCTCCCGATGCAATCTCCTCCTTAATATCATCAATGATGTCATCAGCAACACCAAGTTGCTTTTTTATATCATCCTTTGCGATTCCCGACTTGAGTTTTTGTTTTACCTTATGAAATGTATCCTTATCTTCAAAGTATTTTGTGGAGAAATTTGCTTTTTTATAGGCCGAATTGATGGATGTCAACATCTCTCCATGCTCGAATCCGCTCCCTTGACAATACTTGGTCCAAATATATTGCTCGGTTGTGCCTTTGTCGATGCCATATTCGCACATAACACACGCCAATTTGAACACAAAGTGATTTCGGCTCCCTTCCTCGAATTGACATCCATGGTCAAAGCGTTCAATGAGTGATATTATTTTATCCTCATCATTCAATACGCAAATGGGAGTCCTTTCGGTGTACTGATATCCCTCATCGGTTTCAATTCCTTCCCATTCCTGGCAAAACTCATTGAAATATATCTTCGGATCATATGATTCGAAACAAACACGAGATACATTTGAATTCTTTACATCAAAGTAATCGGATTGAAAGTATTTCCCGAATGCGGTGAATCTCCTTTTGTGCTCGAGTTTATCCGATTTAGGAATCCTAATCACCGCCTTGAGTCCATTTCCTCCCGGAGATGTGAATACCATCATGACATGGGGATCATCAATCAATCGAGCTCTCTCCTCTTCCATTTTTTTTCTCGATGGATATTGGTCGAAGTCTAAAACGCATAATCCGGAGTGCTCAATGAGTGAATTGTCATTGCGTTCCGAGAATATTCCATTGAACATGATTGCATTGAGTGATGCTTTCAACCGGTCATGCTCCGGATCACTCTTATCGAGTGAACGTATTTTGTTAATTTTGTTAATCAATTCAAGACTTCCAACTTTTATACGTTGGTAAATTTCATGAATTGTGAGCTGATATGGAGTGTCCTTTGAGCTAAAAAGATTCTTAAAAACTGATACTTTCATTGTGTTTGTGTGTTTATTTGTGACAAATATATGAAAAAAATGTCAATTCGTGACGATGTTGAAATGTTATCGTCACGCCTATATCCTAATGTGGTATTGACTTTGAGCAAAAGCGTGACGATGTGACGATAAAAAAACGCGATGCCCATTTGAAAAAAATGACTCTTTCTATATAGTAGGTATATAAGAGCATTGTCACATCGTCACAGTCCGCAATATCCGGAATCGCAATCGTTGAAATCTTCATCAAATAAATCTAATTGTAATTTATGGTTTTTTATCTTTTCGTAAGTAACTCCGCTTTTGAATGTGCATCCGTTTTTCTGCTCCATATCAATAAACCATTGAAATTTGTTCTCATCTCTTTGACTCATATGCTTAAGGAATATCTCAGAACGATGAAAACATCCAACACAATTATTTTTGTAGGCAAATCTAATTGGTTTATCTTTCCAAAATTCTTCAACTGTATCTTTAAAAATACCATCTTCAATTAGTGGAAAGCGTGTCATTCTGTATGGAAGTTCTTTCCATTTGTTACGACCATTTTTTTCTCCAATTTTAAACTTAAAATATTCAACTCCATCAATAGATCGATCAATCATTGTCTTTGCTCGTTTCATCTCATTAGCTCTGAATCCGATTCTCATTTCAATTGGAAGATTCGTATTTTCATAACACCATTGAGCAATTGGTTTTACCTTCATATCAACTGTACAATAACGTGTCATTTGATTAGGTAAGTAATTACTTCCATTAGCCATTTTATAACTTGCAATAACTTCATCAAAGGTTTTACCTGATAGCCATACTATTTCACTTCCAATAAATTGTTCAAGATCAAGCATTGTATATATGATATCATCCTCCTCCAAAGTTCCAATGAATTCTTTTCCTATTTTATCACTCACTATTTGACGAATCCTTGAATCTGGAAATAAGCAATTAATGTCATTTGTACGGACAAGCGAAAAGATATTGTAATTAGCTGGATAATTTACTGCTATGTAACTCGAAGTTTTTCCTCCACTTAATGAGTTTATTGTTTTCATATCTCCTCATTTATTAATTCTTGATATTCTCCCCTCAACACTCTCCTTTTGATTGATTTGAGTTGGTTGTATGATGTGCATCGGAGGATATCATTTCGCAATGACCGTTGATATTTTGCCTCCGGAGGTGATTCGAGCTCATCAACGCATTCCTTGATTATGGTGAGATAATATTTGTCCTTTGCATCAATTGAATTGTGATGTTGCCGAATGTTGTGAATTGCGGTTGCATGATCTCGATTGAACATCTCCCCAATTTTATGAAATGGGATGTCAAATGACCGAAGCATTGACATTAAGTATCTCCTTTTCATTGTCAATATTTGTGATCGATTTGGTGTATCAAGGCCATCTCGAATTATGATTGTTTCAATTGCTTTGATTTTCTCTTTCTTGTTCATTTTCTGCGTTTTTTAACCATTGGCGAAATGCCATTTGTATATCCATTTGTTGATTCCATATCTCCTCACCGGCATCACCAATGAGTCGTTGATCACTTTTCCGTATCTCTTCCAGGAGATGGTTGGCTCTCATCTTGATTGCCTTGGTGAATATCTTCTCATCATTCATGTCCTCGATGAAATCACCAATGACCGGAAGGATTCCCACGATTGCGAGTAATTTGGTTGATGGTTTCATACCGGCTCCACTTTAAATTTCCCCATGTCGTATCCTCCCTTGATTAGGAGCTCCGATTTCATCCAATAAGCAAGTGACTTGGAATGGAAGTACCATTCTTGTACCGTTCTTTTTCCGATTGTGTATGTTAATTTGTAATTCATAGCTTTTCAATTTCTTTTTTAACTTCCATCCAATAACTGATATACCATTCAGATGGTGTATCAAAATCTTTATAATCTCCAACATCATGAAGGTCAAGATTTAAAACTTCATCAACTGCAATCAACGCACATTGTTTTGATATCATCTTATGCCACCATCCATTAAACATTTTATGTCTTTTTAATCTTAAGTATTTCAATACTAACTCTTCCGCTTTTTCTTTTGGTGTCATAACTTTTGATTCATTTTGATTTCACATATCCGGAGATACAACTCAAGGTTGAAGCTCCCTCCCTTATCTTCATTTGATGATTTCGTTGTCCAAAACTTGATCATCCTTTGTAAATTAAATACCATATAAACTCCATTCATCAAAGTCAAAAAAATCACCATCTCCCCATGTGAATTCACTCAAGAATTCATGCTCATCCATACAATGCTCAACCATTGAAAGCATCCAATCTTTGTATGATGGCTCAAATTCCATTGGATGATATTCATCCTCTCCTATCTTGGACCATTTGCCTTCCTTGATTTCGATGTCAATTGCCCATTTGCCATCTTCATGATCAAACACCGTTTTATCATATTCGATTTCAACAAAGAATTCAATCTCACCAATGTAATAATTGGCCGAAAAATGATTGAATGTCACGTTTGAAAAATCTAATTCAATTCTTTGTACTTCCTTTTTCCAATTCATCGTGCTTGTTTTTTAGTGAATAACTCTCCATATGCATTCAATACCTCCGATTGAACGTGCTTAGATTCGATTTGCGGAGCTTTCTCGTTTTCCGCATAGTTTGGTTGCGTTACGGTGAAATAACCGATTACGGTGAAAAATAAGGACAATGCGAAGATTGTTCCGATGATGTCCTTTTGTGTTTCGTTTAGTGTTTTCATTTCAATTCAAGTTTATCCATTAAAAAAGAGATGGTTGCCCATCGTGTTGTTGCTGATTCGGTTGCTTTGTCGTTAACTCCAAATGCCTCGAGCATATCTTGGAGCTCCTCCCACAATTGCCTTTCCTCTTGTTTGATTGTATCAATCATTTGTTGTTTTGTCATGTGTGTTGTTTTAAGTGTTATACCGGACAAAGATACAAAAGGTTTCATTTATGCAAAACTTTTTTAACTTTTTTTTCACTTTTGAACAAAATATTTTGTGAATGCTTTATTTTATTGGCCATAAAATATACCCGATGAGGTACTAATGTATATGAAATTGGATTATTTATACCCGAATGGGTACAAAAAAAAGGGATACCATTGCTGATACCCCCCTTAAACACACACTATGAATGAAAAGTCTACTAAGTTACAAAGGAAATTTGATTGAGTCGATGTTTTTTTGCATTTTTCTTATTCCATTATTGGAAAAAATACGACATTCAATGTTTAATATCCTTCCTCCGGTTGGTTTGATGGGAGCTCCTCGCTCAATATGCCATCCTTTTGATCCATCACCGTACTCCTCTTTATATGTACCGGTGAGCATGAGGTGGATGTTTTTGTGATAATGCATATAACCATGCTTTGGATTGTGGATCACACAATCTCTCACATCATTTCGGCACGCATTCTCATGGATATGGCCCATTGTGAAGATATCAAAATCCTCATACATCTCAAGAGCTCGAGTCAAGTTGAGAGCTCCCTTGGTCACAACTCCTCCTCCTCCGGATCCATGGAAGTATTTGATCTTGGATGTACTTATTGAATTGTGATCATATGATTGACGTATGATCAACCATCCACCATATCCCCCGGTCATCACATTGCTCCCGTTTTTGTAATTAAGTAGATCAACAAATCTTTGAAGGATGTCGGTTTCTTGATATTTGATGATTGCCGTTTCATGATTTCCGTATCCGATTACGGTAAGGATATGTGCATATGGTGAGAACCATTCTACCGCGGTTTCAACAATTGAATCCAGGTACTTTGCATTGTTATGCTCCGGGCGGATGTCGGATTTGTTACCTCGCTTATCACCTTTGCCTTGCATCAAGCAAAAGAAATCACCATTGACCATGATCTTGATGTCATTCTCAAGGCAATAATCAAAGTCACGTTTTAATAGGTCCCAATCACATTTGGGATTGTCCCAATGGAGGTCACTCATCATGGCAATTTGAACATTCTTTCCGGTGAGTTGCAACTCGTGAATGTTTTTAGAGTGCTTTATTAGCATATTTCAATAGATATTTGGTGACAAGTCCAAGAACGAATCCAATCACAAACAACCAAATGTTTGCTTTTGCTTTTGATTTTTTCTCGCTTTTATATTTAGCGACCTCCACCTTTTGAATTTGGCGGATGGTATCTCGCTTCAATTTATATTCAATTTTTTTCTCCCATTTGGTTTTGGGAATATAGTGATTTTTAAAAATTACAACGGTATCTTTCTCGGTGATGTATTTCTCCCAAACAATTTCATTGTTCACAATCACCGGAAATGAATCAACCGAAGTGATCCGAATCGTATCGGATACCTCCTCACATTTGTATCCTTTTTTTATTGCCTTATTGAGATGGTGCTCAAGGGAGCAACTTGTCGCAAATATAGTAGAAATTAGCGACAGAATAATTATCGAAACTCTCATCTATTATAGGTTTTCGAGCATTTCAATCACTCGGGGGCATGGGTACATATCGGATTTGTCCTTTCTCACCGAGTTGTGTGTGAAAATTCCATTGATTCCTTTAAATGCATTCTTATCAATACCCCAAATTGACTCATTGTATTCCTTTGAGATATTATAAGTATCACATAAATATACAACTAATTGTCGAAGTGATTCGATTTGTGCATCACTATATTTGTACCAATACTTATATCCCTTGAATGGTTGGTCCAATTCGGTTACATATGAGGGATTAACAACACCCCCGGCATAGTTATAATATTTATCACCTTTTTTCTTGAGGTATCCCCAATTGCACACCTCGATTCCAACCGATAATTTGTTGAGATTGGAATACTTCGCACCATTACGAACAAAATCCTCTTGATCAATGCCCAAGTGCCATGCCCAATGTTTTGAAGAGAAACATTGCACGATGGTACCATTCTCACCAATGATGAATGCCGTTGCGATTCGAGAATCATTCCCATTCCAATACCTTGAAACACCCTCCGCATTGCCATTCCCGGCCGTATGGTGGAGGTATATTTGTGATTTTGGTGATGATTCCTCAAAGTATTGGTTGGATTTCAACCTCACTTGCTTAATCTCTTGGATATCCAATTTTTTCATGGTGATTATCTTAGTTCATCAATATCTTGCTTGGTCCTCGTGACGAATTTACGCAATGCAGCAAGTACATTTTTCCCGGTCACATCCTCATATGATTCGTTGATTGATTTCACCTCAACCATCACACAAAAGAATGCGAATACTTTGGTCATTATGAGCTCAACGGAAATGAAATTCGATATGATATCACCGGCAATGTACTTTTCAATTAAGTATATGAACATGATTGCACCTCCATAAAGGAGTGATTTGCTTATTGTATTGGACAATCTTCTCGATTTGAATGCTTTCCAACCGCCTTTTTTTACTGATCTCCAAATACCAAAGCAAGTATCAATTGCGATGGCTAACATTGCGATATATATCATCGGCATAACCGGTGAAATAACCGCCCAAAATGATGCGAATAATATCATAACATTTTGCCTCATAAAACAAGGATTGAGTTGTTGTATCCATTATCCTTCGGATATCCGCATCTCCACTCTCCACTCATGTAACAATCCCCCACACAACTCAAGCATTCGATTTGAGGTCTTAAATCGGTATCCCTATTTGCTTGACTTATAAATATCGGATACAATTCTTTATTTTTCACCAGGTACTTGATTAACCTCATCTCAAAGAATGATGCCTTTTGAGCATAATGCTCCATGCCGAATGCAACTTCCGATCGTGTAACCGGTTGAGAATAATCTCCACTTTGTTGTTGCAATCCTTTATTTTTCAATTGGTACGTCAAACCGAATACCGCATCTTCCGCTGATCTCCATGCAATCACCGGTTGAATGAATGCAACCAACAACTCCTCCTCCGGTGTTAATGTTTGGTCATTGTACGCCTCAAGTAAGTGATTGTAAAATACGGTACCAAGAATTGGCATCACTCTCAATTGTGATTGAGTAGCTACATATGGAAATACATCAGTCACATCCACATTGGCGGTGATTGGTGTGTTGGTTTTTAGGTATGTTTCGGTGATGAAATATAACATTATGCAAATGGTGTTTGTGGTTGTTGACTTGCAATCACATCTCCTCCTTCAATTGGAGGTAACGATGCAAGAGCTCTCACTTCATTTTGAGTCATTGTTTCCAATACCTTGGTTGCAACCAATGGACTCATGGCGTTCAAAGCATCTTGAGTTTTGGATGCATCTCCCTCCACCTCAACAATTGTTTCGTTGATGATTTGGAAATTGTTCACCTTGAATTCGGCAATGCTTAATTTTGCGATGTGAAGTATCTCATTGAATATATCTTGCACTTGCTCTCTCAATGGCATCACAACATTCTTTTCAAATATAACATATGCTTGTTTGATATCCGATCCACTTCCAAGTGATCCGGTTGTGCGTACCCCCATGAGGATTGGATCAATCGTGTGGGCAAAACAAATTTGCTCGGTGTTCAATCCGGATGCCTCTTGAAAAAGTTTGTCATTCGAATTGGTTGGAATAGCTTCAATCTTTGGCATTTGATCAAGTCCATTTGAAAAAAATGCGACAGCACGACCAGCATTGTGAGCTCCCTTCATCTTGTCGATTGTGTTTCTAAGGACATTTTTCTCCTCCTCACTTTGTGGCCTTTTTGGGAACATCATTGCGAATGAAGGGAATACCGAGTTTTGAATATTTGATTTTGCAAAGTAACTCAGTTCGCCCGAGAGAAACGCAAAATTTAATGCGGAACTGTATTTCGGAAGAGGATACCAATCTTGGCCCAAACACTCAACCTCATATACAAATAATTGGCATTTATCGGTGCAAGTTGGATGGTATTTTTTTATCTCATATACGTCAATCCTTGAGGACCAATCATCACAAATGAAGTAATCATTGTGATTGCGACCTCTTCTCACTTTGTCCGGTGAAACATTTTCCGCCCGAGTCATTTTCATTTTATCATCAAAATACAATTTAAAGTACACTCGATTGTGCACAATCAATTGCTCGGTTGTGATTCGGACCGTTTTCTTGAGCTTAATTTTTTTCTCGAATGTATACAAATCGAGTAAGTCCTTTGGTGTTGTGTTTTCGGTTTTGAGTTCAAACCCTCCACCGATTACCGCATTTGTTTTATAATCCACAATAGAACCATGCAAAGGTGATGAGTATACCAATTGGTTGAGGAGAGAAGGAAAAAGATTTCCCTCACCGAATGGGATCCATCCGCTCGTTTGGTGCCTTCCATTCACATATGGGAGAGA